AAATACAATCTGCTGCATGATGCTTGATAGGATCAGCACCTAATCTATAAGGTAAACCAATAAGTTGATGTGGCTTCATCTATTTTGAATATCACTTGTTACAGGTAGTTTACCAACAACATCAGTAGTTAAAACTAAACTTGGTACGTTACCTCCAACAGAATCTATAGCACTACTTAATAAAACTTCAACAACTTCTGGATCATAAGATAAAGAAGCAGCAAGCCATGTATCAGTGGTTAAAATATTTGTTACATTATCAATATCATTATTAGCAACAATACATACATTTACTTCTACAAAATAGCTATTAACCACAGCTTCTTGTGCTTTTGCCATACTTAATGGATGGTTTCCCATTATTAAATTAGATTCAATATTATCTCCTGACCTGTTAACAGTTGTACCTTGATATATAAAAGGTAGATAGTGGTAATTTTTACCCTTAAACAATATTGTATTTTTTGGAGATTTTACACCTTCAGAGGGTTCTCTTTTGGCATTTTGCAATAAATGTTTTGTGCTTTTATTTCCATTTATATCTACACTAAAAACTTCTACAAAAGTAACTAAAGTTGTAAGGCTCATAATCCAAGAGATGCACGTTGACTTCTAGAATTTTTTAACGTGCCAAGAACTTGTGCTTTACCTGCCATTGCACCACGTTTTGTAGCAGCACCGATAATCTCAGGCACAGCAGATTTTGGAACGTACTCATCACCATTAAAGTTTAATGTAGGTCCTGTATATTCAACAACTGTGTTACCAGAAGAACCTGCAACTGTGCCAGATTCATGGCTACCACCTGGAATAACAGCACCACCTCTAGCACCTGCTGAATATCTAGACATCGCACCAGACATCTTAGAAGCTGGAATTACGTATTCTGATTCACCTGCCTCACCAACTAACCCCATTGTTGGACCGCTTACATAACCACCTGTAGAAAAGCTACTCATGGTGGGTACGGCTGCTGGCCCTCGATTAAAACCTGCAAAGACATCACCGCCACCTCCACCAATTCCACCGCCAAACATATTACTAAATAAGCTACTAAATGCTTTATTTAAAAACATACTTGCAAGTTGTTTTGCAATGTCTGCTAATGCTTGACCTAATGTTCTAGTACCATCTATCAATCCCATAACAGCATTTGTCATACCACTAGCTAAAATATTGGTTATCTCTTGCTGTATTTGGCTTTGTTTTTCAAGTGTTTGGTTTAATTTTTTAGCTCCTTCATTTAACGTAAATCCTTTTTGTATCCTTTTATCAAGTTCAGTATTTATAAATTTATTAGTATTTAAAACATTTTCTGTTGATTCTTCGTTTTTTTCTGCATTTTCTGTTTGATTAAAACCTTGCTGTATTTTTGCAACCTCTGTTCTTAAAATATCAATTTGATTTATTGCTTCTATAATTGGGTCAAGTAAACCTCTACGATCTAAAACTTCAGGGCTATCTGGCCCTCTTACAAGTTTAATAACATTTGAAATTCTATCAAGTTGCCCAATAAGTTTTTGAGCATCTTCTTCAGATTTTATAAAAGTTGTATCTAATAAACTAACAGCTTTGACAACATCTTCAACCGCTTCAGATTGTAAGCCAAAACGTGCTTTAAATGCAGCTGAACCTACATTTCTGTTAGAAGCACCAATCTGTGAATCAGTTAATAATTTAACAATTTTATTAAATTCACTTGCTATTTTATTTAATTCATCAAGAATAAATTTTAAACCAGGTTCAAATAATTTACCTAAATTTTGTGCAAAAGTTTCAACATTATCTACTAAAGTACTAAATTTACCAGCTAAAGTATCACTTTGTTTTGAAGCTCCTTCAAAAAATTCACCGCCTTTACTTGTCAAGTTTATAAGAGCTTGAACAAATTTATCTGCTCCCACTTCTCCCTTACTCATGGCTTTAGCTAGAGTTTCGCCATTCATACCCATTATTTTTTCTAATTCTTTTGTTACATTTATCCCTTTTTCTAAAAGCATTACATTTTCTTCTTGCATAAATTTATTTTTTGCCTGTACTTTACCTATTGCAAGTGCAACATTATTTATATCTGCTCCAGCAGTACCAGCTACGTCTGCAATTCTTTTTGTGATATCAACCACCTCTTCTGTCTCAAAGCCAAAAGCTTTCATTCTTTTTGCAACTTCTATTAATTCAGATGACTTAAAAGGAGTCACCGCACCAAATTCTTTGATTTCTTGAACAATTTGCTTTGCTTTTTCTGCACTTCCTGTTAAAACTGTTAATGCTTTAGTTTGGGTTTCTAATTGTGCTGCTTGAAATATTACAAATTTACCTGCCTGAAATGCACCAAATCCAAGAACTAAATTTCTTACTGCCCTATTTAAAGCATTAACACCTTTACTTGCAGTTTTTGCTGCTAGACCTGTTTTTCTTATATTGTTTGCAGCACCATTTGATCTCTTTTGTAATTTGCTAAAACTTTCTTGTAAACGATTACTTGAATTTTTAAGTTTGTTTAAATTTCTATCAGCATCTTTAGCTGAAACTTTAATTTTTATACCAACTTCGCCTGCCACAAAAAAAATTGCAATTACTTATATATTACCTGCGTTTGGCACTTTTTAAAGTTTTTTCCTGTTCGTCATTTAATATTTCAAAATAAGCAGCCCAGATTAATAGCTCAGATTCTGTTATCTGTTGTTTTAAATCATATAATGTGTAACCTAATTCTTTCGCTACACCTAACTGGAGCATCAAAAAATTATCTCTCTTGACCTCCTTCTTTATTTTTTTATATCAAAATCCTCACTGTCTTTTGTTTCTTCACTAATAACAGCAAGCATCAATGCCTGTAAATCAGCATCTCTACATTCATGTTTAAGTTCCGCAGTTTGACCAGCAGTAAACATTCTTTCACCTGTTTCGTGAGTTGCCTTCTGTATAAATAGCTGAAGAGCAAAAGCATTAAGGTCATCTTTAGTTCCTTTCTGTGCTCTTTCTCTCTCAGCCATTGTTAATGGTGTTGACCAAAATTCAAAGATGTCACCATTTGTTAGTTCTACCTCTCTTTTGATCGGTTGCAAGTTAGCAGCCTTTTTTAATTTCTCCAGTGGAGAGAGTCGGGGTTTTGGGGTTGCCATAAAATAAATTAACTAATTTAAGTTATCAACTACTTGTACTAAAGTCAAAGGTTGGTGCTTCAGTTGGTTTGAATGTAATTTCTACAGACTGTGCATCATCTGGATTTACGTTAAATTCTGCATCTGAAAGCATTGCATCAAGTTGAATACTTCTACTTAAAGCTTCAGTTCCTTTTTTATCTGTATAAAGTCTAAATGCAGCACCAACTTGGTTTCTCTGTATAACATCTTCAACCATTCTATTAGCTAAAGCAGAATCTTCATCTGTAACAAATACAGTTGCTGTTCCTTCACCATCAGCAAAACCAGGGACAAATGTTCTAAATGGAACTGCCTGTGTGCTTTGCTGACCAATAGTTGTTGTATCTATTTGTTCTCTTGATATAGAAAAACTCCACTGCTGCACTTCACCTACTGCTGCAAAATCTGCATAGGCAACTTGAAACTCATTTGGTGATGCTGCTGTTCCAACATCAGTAATATTAACTGCCGATCCACCTAAAGTTGCTGATACCTGCAAAGCACCTGTAGCTGCTGTATAAGCAATAACAAAGAAAGTATCACTGGCATTTAAACCTGCTGGCAAAGTACCTGTACCACTACCACCTGTTTGAGCATTAATTACAGAAAACTTAACACCATCACCTACTTTAAAATTTAAATAGGTTTCTACAGTAATAGTTTCAGTTGCTATTGCAACATTTGCCGTTCCAAAAGTGCCTTTAGTACCTGCTGGTTTGTAATACAACGCACCGCTAGTACCAGATAATACAGTTGCCATTTTTTTAAATTAAACAGATTTTATTCTATTGTAACCATGCTTCAAAAATAAAGCTCAACTCAGTCTGAAAGAAAGGTTGTGGAGTTGCAGGTGAAACTTGGCTTGGTCCTACTGTATCACCAAAAATGATCTGGCTGACAGTTTGTCTATGAAATAAATCTTTTATACGTTCTGCAATCGTATAATTAGCACCTGACCCAGCACCTTGCGGCGTGAATACATTTACTATCAGTTCACCATTATGTTTGTTATATCCACTTGTTGGTGCCTGTAGTGTTGCAGATTCATGAATACCAAATGTAATAGATGACTGCACCCAGCTTGTGTTATTTGGTGGTGTAAAAGGCACGTTTTGAAAAGCAACAGTATATGCTGGTGC